AAAGAAAAACTGTTTATCAGCCTCCCCTATTTTGTAGGTTAAATGACCCTCCATTTAGTAACCCGGATAAGGATCTGTTTCAGATATATCTCCATCTCCTAACAAAGTACCTGAAAAAGTGATAAACTCACCCTCAGCGCCTGTTATGTCTAAAGCTGAAAAATAAGCCGTTCCAAATTGAGCCGCAAAGTTTGGATCCTCAGTCCCGTTATCTCTCAATAATGCTATCTGATACTCAGCCAATGTTTTAGCTCTTGCAATACCTTTTATAGTATCCCATGATGCCTTAGCCGTATCGCCACCTGCTCCGCTTGTATCCGTAAATACACCCTCAAATGGAATCTCGTATGAGTAAGTTGTAGGCTTTCTACGGGTTACACCCGGATCGCATTTAGTTACCGTTTCTGCAAAGTCCCAAGACTCTGAAATACCGTTTGAGGTTAAACATGCCACCGGCTTCCAGGTACCTGAATTACGAATGTAAAGCATGAATAAACTACCTGAATAAAATTGCTCGTCTGCCATTTTAGTTTATGTTTAGTTTATGATTAAAAATTAATATGTATTGAAAAACGTTTTCTGTATCCGTTTCTAAAATTACCTCTGTACTTAAATTTTGCATCGTTTCAATGTTATGAAAATCCACAAAATCAATTCCTATTGCTTGTATTATCTCTGCAACCTCCTCACCAATTACCATCGCAAAGCTCAAATCTCCGGTCCCATTTGGATACCTTGTTACAATTTGTACTGTCATTGTGCAGTCGTACCAGTAACCGCACTTTGTTTTATTCTGCGCCTTTGTCTGACTTGACAAAATTACATATTTTTTAGGTACATTTTTTAACGGCGCTGATTTACTATAAACCGGTATTAAAACATCCCCAACTATCAAATTAGCTAGCGCATCTTTATAAGCATTTAGTACTGATAAATTTGGATCCTTCATTTCACCAAATATAATTATTTTTTTGCATTATATTTTTTGGTTTCTATTTCTATTGATTTGCTCAACTTTTTAGCATAACTAGCAACACCAATTAAATAAGCCGGTATAAAATATGGCTGAGGTTTTACGCCTGTTCTTAAAATACTAACTGCAATTATATAAGCTAGTTTTTGGTCAATTCCTTTTTTCTTACACCAATCTCTAATGCTATCTAAAAAATCATCAAAATTGCCTGCGCTTTTGCCTTTAAACTCTGAGGCTAATTTTTCAAAACCAGCCGGTATTTTTACTTTTGTACCCGTTCCAAATTCAACAAAAGCTGAATAAGGAGCATTAGAAAATATTAAAGATCTATTAAGCTGAATTGTAGCTTCTGTTTTAGCAATTGATGATCTTAGCTGACCAAAATTTACAGGCGCCCTTTGTTTTGCATCCGCAACTATGCTATCCGCTGTAGAGTTAGTAATACCAACTGCCATCCTTTTAGCATCATTGCCAAATGAATTAATTTGATTTAATAGCTTACTTACATTAATCTTTGGAGTTTTCATCCGTTACCCTTCCAATTATTTCTATAAAACGCCTGCGATCATCCAAATCCCTAACCGAATGGATAGTAAAATAATCACCTCCATACTCAATCCTCATGTCCTTTGTAGGCTGAAAATCTCTCCGGTATCTAATCGTAAATCTATATGTTTGATTTATTACCTGCTCTCCGGCCTCTAACTGCCTAGATCCATCAGATGGCTTTACATTGGACCAAGTTACCAACTCAGGTATAAATGTTATAACATAATCCTGAAATTCGTTTTCTACGCTTAAAAAATCGCCAAACGTAATACGTCTGTCTAACTTGCCTGGATTCATTAGAATAAAGTTATACGCTTATAAGGCGCAAGTAAAAAAGTAACTACCTTTGGCATCTCCTCTTTAGGATTGTCCCTATTCTCGTATAAATAAGTAATCATCTCCTTAATAGCCGTTTCAATATCATCCGGTACATCTGATCCACCATCATAATTCCAATCATAACCAGCTACATAAGTAACAGTATTAAACCCTGCCTGATTAGTAATTACATTAGTGTACCATTGACTTTCTTCAATCTCAAAATTAACATCCTCAAAATCTTTATTAACGACATCCTCAACCGCAATTATAGGATAGTTATATATCTTTAAATTTCCGCTTCGGTCTGTAATCTCGGTTATACTCCTCTGCCATAACACCTGCAAGGTGTATTGCTCAACTTGATTTACCGCAGATTTTATTAACGCAGTAATCAATGTATCCTCGTAATCGTAATCTAAATCCACTCTCAGCCACAATTTCGCTTGATCTAGGCTTACTACGTTTAACTGATCCATATTCTTTTTTTTGTTTAAAAGGCTTGTCCATTATTTTGTTGCTAATTTACTAATTTTTAGTAACCATTTTTCAAACTTGGCTAAATCCTTAATAGGATCTAATTGCTTTGCCCTCTCAATTGGCTTTTTATCTTTAAATAATTGTTTGCTATTTGTTATTGCCTCAACCCAACCATCTATGTTGTTTCTCTGAACGTAAATGGCGCTATCTGCCAGGCTTTCTCTAAACCCTGCTATATCTGATGCTATTACAGGAATATTGCAACATAACGCCTCTACCTGGGCCATTCCGTAGCTATCATACTCACTTGGTGCAATTAGCAACTTGGTCATTGCCAAATATTTTCTAATATCCTCAGTAATTCCAACGTATTTAATATTTTTAACTTTTGGATCTGCTATCTGCGGATAGTAACCGCCCTGAACTGCTAAAAATTTATGGTTAGGCAATCTCTTTGCTATCTCAATTAGTATTTTCCCGCCCTTGTTTTCGTTATGGTTTATTAAGGTTATATATTCCGCTTTGCTAGTATCGACATCCTTAAAATCTCTATAATCTACCGGCGGATGCAAAACATAGGTTTCCTGCTTATAGTTTAATTCTTTTTTTGCCTGTTCGGTATTATAAACTGTATAAACGTTTTTACGAATATCTACCTGCGGATAGCCGGCATTGTTATGAGTAAAATTAATTATCTTTTTATTTACTAGCCTTTGTTTGTTCATAGCATAGTAAGTGCCGGATAGCTGGCAAAATACTAAATCGGCCCAATCCCATAAATTATTATGACATATTTTATAGTCCTTAACCTGCGCATAAATATCTATGCCCTCATAACTGTAATCCTGAGGATACCTAGTTACTGCCTTAACCTCATGCCCTTTGCTCATTAAGTACTTGCAAATCCGGTGCAAACAAATCTCTGAGCCTGCCCTTTGATGAGGCAAATATATTCCTGGACTTAATAGAATTTTCATATTATGTTTATGTATAAATAAGGTTTAGGAATCTTTGGCGTGTTATGATCGTAATTATGTAAGTCTGTTTGATGATAATGAATTGACTGTATTTTATTAGCCGGATTAAATAACCTATAACCTGCTCTATTTAACTCATACGCTATCCTGTTATCACAACCTGGAATGCCTAAATAAAAATCACAAAACCTTACATTTCTAATCTTGCCCTTAAATATCCAAGTATCTTGGCTAAACCTTTCATTGTGTAACCTTAACCCATCTTTGCGCTTATCCCATCTACTCAGCGCCACACATTGCTTTTCCTTTATGTCTAGCTGGGCCAAAGTATCGTTAAAATAAATATCGCTATTTGCAATTACTGAGATTGAGTTTGGCGATGTAACAGTATCATTAACCAAATCAAAGAAATTCCTATATGTCGGCCTTTCAGAATTAACAATTACTAGTTTATCAGATACCGGTAATTTTACCTCTCCTTCAACAATTAAAAAGATATTATCAATTAATGGATTTTGGATATTTTGTTTAAGGCAGTATAACAATTCCTTTTGCCTTTTAGCATCTTTATCCTGATAAAACGATGTGTAAAGATTTACCATAAATATTTAATCAACGCTAAAACCGCTAAAACTAAAAAGCTGAAAGCCAATAAACCCAACCCAGCTACAACCATATTACATAAAAATCTTACTGCCTTCATATTGTTTTAATATTTTTTTATATTGTTTATGATACTTGCTAATTGCATGATAGCCTAATGAGCCAAACTCAAATTCAGTTTCTACGCTAAATTTATTACATGTTTCCCTATTGGGCAACTCAATCCCCAATTTACGCATCTCATTACAAAAGTATATATCCTCATTCCCATCTAATTGCATACCCCTGTATGGTGTATTTACACAAATATCATACATTAACTTTGGATTTCTAATACTTAACCCTCCATTCATGCAACCAGGTATTTTTTCAATCCATGCCCCAATGTAATCCCATTTTAAAAACTCCTCAATCCCTGACTTTAATAAGCCTGAGTCATGCTGAAATATTAAAACCCTATCATAAATGCAACCCCTCCAAAATGATGGATTAGTTAATACATTGTTATAGCTTAACGGCGATCTTAGCGAATAAATACCACCTTCATAAGGAGGCATAATATTTATTATTTCCCAATCCTTTGGCAAAAACTTCTCATGCTCATCAATGGCCTTGTTAGCTATCTCAACCCGATCATCAACAATTATGGCTGCGTATCTCATAAATCTGTTGTTTTAGTAATTTTAACCTGCAATTGATGATCAACCATTTTTGCATATTGATAAATTACAATATCTAATCCATTACCCTCCGCCTCTTTTATCAACTCATTTAAAATATCAACGTGCTTTCTAATTTCCTTTGCGTAATCCATATCTGTCATATTAAATCCTTATTAAAGTTTTGATGTATTTTAAGGCTCTCAGGCAGTTCGTTTTTATCAAATTGTATAGTATTCCATAAATTATAAGAAACGCAATGTAAGTCCTTAATATCATTATCTGGCGCCCATCCGTAAAACGTATCGTTTAGCCAATTTGGTTTGATTTCATTTGCATGCCCAAATACCAAATATTTGTATCTCATAATAGCCTCAGGCTGGCAGGTACTGAAATGATAAATTGTTTGTTTTAAATTAAGGTTTTGGAATGTGTTAAACCTATGCATATTTTCTAATCTAATTGGCCTGAATCCATCTAAACAAACATGGTTAAAAGACCTCCAAAAGTTTATAAACCCATCAATTCCATAATATCTCTCCTCATTGTTAAAGGCAAACTCAAAACTTGCATCTAATTCATCAGACTTGTACACCTCATCTGAATCAACTGTTAGGACCAAATCATATCCAGCTGAATATTTATACTTTACATTTCTATGCTCATTTTCCGCTCCATATCTCTCCGCCCTATCCCAAATCATCTTATCCCCTAAAACATCTTTGCAAATATTATGAATATACTCCTCACTATCCGGACATTGTAAATTAGTTCCATGCCCCTGAGATGGTTGCTTACTGTAAGCTATAACCATTTTATCTACATTATCCACAACTGACAAAAGCGACTCTTTTAAATAATCCCCAGCGTAATGGATAGTCATGAATCCTAATACTTTATATTTGCTCATATTCCTTTATTATGTTTTTTACCATGTTGTCAAATTTATAATTTTCCTTTACAAATTGCTGACCTTTTAACGCTAATTCTTTGCGCTCATCCTCATGCTCTAAATAGTAATTAATCAATTCAATTAAATCTCTAAATGTTTGCCACGTTCTTAAATGCTCTCCATCTATAAACGGCATCTCAGAGTACTCCTTTGCTAGGCATAAACACCCTGATCCCATTATCCTATAAATCCGATCGCTCGAATATTTAGGCTCATCAAAATGGCTTAAATTAATCCCTATCTTAATACCTCTGTAAGCCTTAGCCTCCTCAGCTTGACTATGATTAAAGTTACCTGCGCTATTTATCCAATTATTGCCATAAACCCCATACCGACCTCTAAAATGCTTTAGTAGTAAATTATTCATTTGAATCCTCATTCTAGATAATGGAAATTTAGCGGATCCATAATTATTACCAAAAAACCCAATCTCCGGTAAATTAAAACTATCCCCCTCCGGCTTATAAATTTCCGGATCATAACCTATCTCTAAATACCCTCCATTAACCACGTTTTTAGCATCTCTCAAATTACTAAACAAAGTCCTATCTATATGCGGAGCCATATCAATCATCCATTGCGGAGTCCTTTCTCTAATATCCCCATTCCAATTAATAATGAAAGCGCCTGTTTTTTTTAACTCCTTTACTGTTTCAATATGGATTATGTTTTCGGCTTGGATTTGCATAAATATAATATCCGGCTTAAATGCTTTTGCCATATTAATAGCCTTTTGGTTTACATCTTGTTCTCCGGTACTTAGCTCAATATAATCAGTGCAATTAGCTAAAAATGCTTTGCGCATTGAATCAAATGGCGCAGGCCCCACACATAAACCTAAATGGAATATTCTCATACTTTACGGATTTGATCCCAATCTCTCAGGAAGTCTAATATTGAAGGATAATTAACTCTGCCAGCTCCGCACTTTCTACGGACATGAATCCAGCCATTTATAACGCCAATCCTAATCTCATACTCTTTATGCTTGTATAAACCCTCTTGGCCTGTAAAAATTGCTTTAAACATAAAACAAAAGTAAATTATTTTTATAACATATACAAATAAAAAAAACCTGCCAAATTAATGACAGGCTCTTTCCACCTTATAACCTATTAACCAAAATAGTCTTAACTTGGATTTGCGTTCATAGAACCAGTTACAAAAGCATCAGTGTAGTAAATTGGCAATGCAACTCTACCCTCAACACGTACTGTAATTTTGTTCTCTCTAACGTTTGTGCCATCCTCTTCAAAGAATCTCACAATTGGATTTTCTCTAACGAATAACTGCGCACCTTTCGCCCAATCTCCAACTAGATATTTATCATCAGCCATTGCGGTTGATTTAAATACTGGAATACCTGAGATAAACATTTGACCATTGATTGAATTTACAACCCCTAATCCTGGCAATGTGTAATCGTTTGTAGTTCCTTTAGTAAGTAGCAAAGCATAATATTGCTCAGGGCTTAACAAGATACCATTTGCAGAGTGATTGTTGCTTTCGATTTGAGCGATTGAATCAATCAATTTCTCAACTTGAATAGTTCTAAATCCAGTGTAAGCCTCAGCGTTTGTAATCAAACCACCAAGATTTGGAGAAGTTCCATTTCCGTTAAGCAATTGATTATCCTCAGCATCTAAATAAGACTCCAACAAGCGTGATTGTAGGTATGATCTCATTGCTGAAATATCATCCAATGCCTTGCGAGTAATGCGAAGGTAACCAGCGATAAATTCAGATGGAGCAACCTGCTCAGTTAAATCAAAATCAATTTGAGATTTAGTACCTGAATTATCAGCCCATGCCGCAACAGAACCCTCACTACCAGTTTCCTGTAAGTAATGGATAGCTGATGTACTCATAACTCCTGTTGGCAATAATGCACGAACGTGTAATTTACGTGGAGCAGCTGGAAGGATACCAGGTAGCATCTGAACGTTTGCAGCTGAAAGATCAGTTATGTTTGATAATGACATATCTCCAACTGTTTTCAACTCCATTGCAAATTGCTTGATCTCTTTTCTGCGGAATTTCTCTAAATTATCAGAGTTCTCATCCATAGCATTTTGAAATGCCTGATTGAAAGATACCGGAGCAGATGCCTTAGCTTCCATTTTAATTCTGTTGTTTTCAGATTTAGCCTCAGTCAATGCCTTGTCCATCTCATCAATACGAACGTTTGCAGACTTAACCGCATCCTCTAACTTTGCATCAACTGCCTTTGTAGCTTCGCTGATTGCGTTTGTGATGATAGCCTTCGCCTCATCCAATGTTTGCGCCTTGTTTGCGTTTAGCAAATCCTGAGCCTTTTGTTCTAAATTTTCCATTTTTATCTTTGTAAATGTTTTATTAATTCTGTTAATATATTCGGCTCATCTTCTATTGGAGTGACTAATGTCGGCTCTATTTCCGATAGTGAATTTTTTCCTAATGTAAAAGCTTCTAATTGGAATTGCTTTAATGCTATCTCCAACCTACCAAAACCCTCATCTGTTAAACTGCCATCCTTTAATAGCTTAATCATTTTACTGATTTGATCGTTAATCTCAGCCATCGTTAAGGATTTAAACCCTGTAAACGGAGTTTCTGGATTTGCTCCTAATGTAACGTTTGACCCCTCGTATAACTTAATTTCTTTAATTGTACGGATGCCTGTCTTTTGATCGTAATCAGCCTTTACAGTACTAAACCCAATTGAATGCTGAACAACAATACCCTCAGCGTATAATACTAAAGCATCTTTGCCGTATGATGTCGGCGCTATTTTAGACTCAAAGTAAATACCTTTCTCTTGAGCCTCCAATACTGTTGGCTTTCCATGTGGTTGCGCCCAGTTATGCTGATTTAAAAAGAATATCTCATTTGACCCCATAGGGCCACGCTCTGCAATCGTTTTATTTGCTGCGCCTGATGCTATAATATCATTATCATAATCAACATTGCCAAATTTTGACCAGTAACCGGTTACAGTCATAGATTTTGCATCTATGTCCTTAATCTCAGCCGTAAAGTTTTTATATTCCAATAATCCTTTCATGTCCTTACAAATATATTAATTTTTTAAATATCAAATTACCCTTTTAAATAAGGCGGAGTTCTAGGCTTTAATATAGGTAATCCATCGCTATCTAATATCGCCTCAGTTGCCATTACACACCTGCAATTTACAACTTCTTTAGCTGGAGCTGATGGATCGCCTGGATACAACATTGGAACGCCACCAACTATAAAAGGCTGATTAATTGCAATCGGCTCCTTTGTCATTATTAAGTGAGTACGCCTTGTACGTTTATCTTTTGTATTAATCCAAAACTTTGCAACCTCATAATCCGAACTTTCGGCGCCTAGATTAATCCCATGATTTGCAGCGGTCGTGCTTTCTGTCCTAGCAATTACTAAAGACCTAGCACGATTAAATGCCGGATCGTTTAGCGTTTCCTCAAATAACTTTGCCTGATCTCTACGGCTTAAATTTTGGCCCAATATATTAGCCAATACGTTTTTAATTTTATCAATAGTTGTTTCATCAATTCCTGTTACTTTATTACCCCCAATTAATCTAAAATACTCAACCATCTCAATATACCACTGAGGATTAAAAAAATCTATTATAAAATCTTTTCTGCTTTTAGGTACTGAATTGCGAATCCAATCGTATGAGAATGTCGCAGCTGATACTCCAACTCTGCCATATATGCGCTCCAATGCGGTGTACAATGGTTTCTGATCTACCAAGAACTGAATGTATATCTGCAAATCATCAAAATTATCCTCATTGGTAAAATTAGTGATTGCAGCTATTTGCTCATCTAATGCTTTTTTTATAATAGGATAGGCATACTCCTCATATTCACTATGAAGCTTTAAATAGGTTTTGTGGTATTTTACACTACTTGCCATTTATGGTTGCATTGTTGTATGCCTGATCTAAACTCAAATCCTCAATCGGAACCAAATTGGCAGGTACATAAACTTTCTCCATCTCTGGCGTGCTTATCTTATCATAACCCTGTGCAATCCTTTTCTCATCAGGCGTAATCCAATACGAATTGGCTAACCATTGAGTTAACTTTTCCATGTCCTCCTGCATCTCAGGATAACTGCTAAAATCAAAGTCAAAGTAGTATTTCTTTCCATATGCCTTTGCGTATGGCTCACAAACGAATTTGTTTATTGCATCCCTGATTTTTCGAGATAATGGCGCAGTTGCATTATAGATTAATTGCTTAGATGCCCAACCCATGTTATTGTCAGTAGATGCGGATTCACTACCTGAGAATTGAATTGGAACGTGAAAGGCAGTAAATATCTTGCGTGTATCTATATTAAGTGATTCAATCAATTGTAAGTCAGTTGATGGCAATCCGATCTGAGTCCATTTAAGCGGCCCTGAACTTGGAAATATACGATCCATTAATGATTCCCCACGTTTTGCATCAACAATTTTCTCTTTTAACAGGTTCATTTGATCCTTAGTAAGCGCAGCGCCCTGCCCATCAGGCGAAATAAAGCCCATAGCGCCTCCGTTACGGATTTGCTTTAGTAATTCATTATCTCCCTCATTCTCTTTCAATACGTTTCTGTAAATAGCCTTAATTGGTGACTGGCCGTAAAGCTGAGCGCCTGTTAGCGTAAAGTCCGGATTAAATGATTTGAAGTGTGCAACTTGGCTAGCCGGTAATGGTATCTCATCAATATAAATTGAAGTTAAGCCATAACCTTTAATTGGCTCAAACATCCCTCCTGAGATAATCTCAACAAACTGACTAGGTAAACAATACAACTGCGACCAAATCTGCTTTTCAGTCATTGCCTCATCTTTACCATTTCCAAATATATAACCATCTCCAGTACATAGGTAAAACCCTGCTAAATCAGTCATCCACTCCTCATAAGTCTGCAATGGATTAGGCTTAGCTAATAAGTCTAAAATTGGATTGCTTTCTACCTGATTAAACATCTGCTCCTTTAGTTGCAGCGTTCTCATCTTAGCAGATGCACCCTCAGCCATTGACATATTCTCATATATCTTTAAATCCTTTTTAGTTACGCCCTCTTTTATCTCATACAAGGCATAGGCGCACTCAGCTACTTTTTTACTAATTATATCAATACAGGTATATACATCCGCATTCTTTTGGAATCCCTGATCTACAAATTTGGCTTTATCCTCAAAATCCAATACAACCTGATTATTGCCTATCCATCCGAAAACGTTTTGATTGTATAGGTTAGCAGTTACATCTCTTTGCATTCCTGGCATCAATGCCATTAATTGACTTGCCGCTGCCTTCTCAATGTCAGCCTTAAAAAACTTTTGTAGTATGCCCATAGTTACCATTCAAATGAATATTCCTGTACAAATTTAGATGCTAACTTATTCAACGCCACGTATCTTAACGGATCTATGAGGTGATTAAAAGCATCAATCGGCTCATTTAGCATTTTGCCTGTTTTATCTTTTTTCCAAATATATGAATAAAACTCCTTTTTTAAGTTATGGCTATTTGCGGTAACGTTTATCTTATACCTTTTCAATATGTCTATTCCCTGCTTAATACTATCCGGACCTTTCATAGCGCCATGAATGTTAAACCCCTCTGCATATATTTCCTGAATAGACTTAGGCTCAGCGCTATCCGCTATTATCTCATGATCCGGACTTACTTTAAAATCCCTCAGCTTTTGGCATATATCCATATTTGTAAGCCTAGTTTCATAACACATCTCATTAACCCATAATTCTCCGCCTGACTTATAAACCTCTATTATGCCGGTAGGATCATTTGTAAAACCAAAGTCAATACCATAGCTAATTAACTCCGCATCCTCAGGAATAGCCTCACATACGGCCCAATTCCTAAATATAACTCCTTCGATTTTACCGGTTAATCCCCTAGCATAAACGTGCCATAGCTCTAAGTCTAGCTCCTTAATATCCTCAATCCTTTGATGATCATCCTCAGATAAAAATGGATTATGCCTATGATCTGATATTATTAGCTTTGTATCAGGCTGACCAATTAGCTTAGTATGCGCCCAAAATTCATTCGTTGGATTGTAATCTAGGAATATTTGCCCTCTTGTTCTAATTGCTAACTGCCAATAAATCTGATAGCTTATTCCATTTGCCTCATTACAAAACAAATAATCCCTTTTACCATTCTTTGCCGACTGCTCATTTTCAAAGGACACAAACTCAATTAAGGATCCGTTCTTGAAATAGATTATCCGCTCTGTTTTGTTCCAAAATTTTAATTGTGATTGTAAGTATTTATTATCCGCAAAGATACTTTCCGCATCTCGGTAAGCTCCCTTGCGCAAGTTTGGCAATGACTCCCCTGCTACTGTTATTACTGATTTAGGCTCATTAACCGCCTTGTAGTATAACAATTGCATAATAGAGTATGTTTTGCTTGAAGCCGTTCCTCCCTGATTTATTAAGACCTTTTCTTTAGCCTCATAATTTTCATAAAATACCGGCGAACAATCAAACATCTATTTCGTTTTCGCTATGTGATAATGGAGGCGCATTATTGTAAACATTTGGAGCCGGAACCCTAAAATTAATATCCCCATCTAATGTTAAGTTTTGGGAGGCTTTGCCATACGCTCGATCTAATAATACCTCAGCTGCCCTTACATCTCCTTTTACTGCTTTAGATCTTAATGCCATTAATATAGCTTTAGCCGCCTCAATTCCATCCTTCTCCTCTCCTAAAACATCAGCCAGTAAAACATCTAATCTTGGTATTTTCTTTACTGCTCCTTTTGGATTACCTGATACACCTTTTTTAAACTGTGTATTTTTTCCTCTTTCAATTAATTCCTCTCTGCTTGTATTCATTATGCACCTCCTTTAAATAATCTTTAAACTGTTTTTTATCCCCATACTTAACATGGCAATCCCTGCACAACGCCTGCAAATTTTCAATTTTATCCGCTTCTTTTGTACCTCCCATACCTCTACATTCTATATGATGTATATCAACCGCCTCGCATCCGCAAACCTCACAAGGGATAAAATCTGATTGATCATAACCAAAGTAAGCTAAATATAATTTAGTATGTTTTTTCAAATGGCTTACCGTTTAACTTGATTTTAATATTAGAATCTAAAGCTATCATTCTATTTACTATTACATCGCAGTATTTAGGATCAAATTCAATGACTCTTGCTTTCCTTTTTAATTGTTCACAAGCCACCATAGTTGTACCAGAACCACCAAAGGCATCAATTACAATATCACCAACCTTTGAACTATTGCCTATTTGATAAGCAAACAATCCAATTGGCTTCATAGTTGGATGTTCTCCATTTTTGCTTGGTTTATCAAAATCAATGATAGTTGTTTGTTTTCTATCTGAATTCCAATTATGACTTCCACCATCTAACCAACCATATAAACATGGTTCATGCTTCCATTGGTAATCTTGCCTTCCCATAATCATAGATGTTTTATTCCAAATCAGTTCTTGTTTATAAAGCCAACCAGCATCTACTAATGCAGAAACAAAATTGACAACTTCAGATGATGCATACCAAACATAAATTGCACCACCTTTTTTTACTGCAGTAGATAAAGCAGAATAAAAATCATAAAGAAATTTATAAAAGTCATTATTACTCATTTTATCATTTTGAATAATTAAACCATCTGTTCTTCTGTTTCTTGCTTTAGCTTGTTCTTTTGTTTCCATTCCTAAAGCAACGTTGTAAGGAGGATCTGTTACTACCATATCGGCAAACTCCCCCTGCATCAATTTTTCAAAAGTACCTGTTTGAGTACTATCTCCACAAAGCAAACGATGCTCACCAATCTCATATAAATCACCTAATACAGTAATAGGTATTAATGGCGGAGTTGTGTCAAAATCATCTTCCTCAGCTTCTAATACCTCTCCATCAAAATTAGGCACATCCAAACCCCATTCATCTAATTTTTCAGCATCCCACTCATTAGCCAACTGATCCCAATCCCATTCACCAAAACCAACATTATCCTTAATCAAAAACTCATCTCTTTGCTCCTGAGTCCAATCATCAGCCAAAACAATAGGCAACTCTTTTAATCCTATCTCCTGCGATGCCTTTAGCCTCATGTTGCCACCCAATACAACATACTTGCCATCTACATCAGTATAACATACCAAAGGCCTCTTTTCAAGCATCTCAGGAAATTCCTGAATAGACTTGACTAACTTTTTAAACTTGTCATCCTTTATTACTCTAGGATTTTTACTGTTTGCCTTAATGGCTGAGATTTTTACTTTCATATTTTTATGCCTGCTAATTGATTTTTACTGCCTGCTCCTTGCCTGTAATTTATTCAAAGGTATTAAATTTCAACAATATCAAATCCATAAATTGCCTTTATGAGTTTTTTCTTCATTCGATATACCGGAAGTTTCTTTGTCATTTCCGATTTTACATCTATAACCTCCAAAACTTTGCCATTTTTATAAGTAACAAAATCCGCCTTATAAAACCCTATCTTCTGACTATTAACAACTATATCATACCTAACCTGCATATCAAATTTATCAATTAAATTGGCCTTTTCTTTTAGCCTTAAAATCCCATAATATCCGGCCTCCTTTTTACTATCAAATGTAATTCCGTTAATTACTGTTTTAATGTTTTTGTACTTTAATCCCATAGCCTACCTAATATCTCTTCAATATCATTTTTTAAATCATCTAACTGATCTGTATTTTTTTCTAATATCCTGAAGGCATTTTTTGAAGCACCTTTTAATTTCATTAGCTTATCATTTAACTGGCCGTATTCCGGCTTTCCTTTTACCTCCAGGATTACTATCTCTAAATTCTCTGTTAATAGCTGGCTTAAAATATAACTCATTGCCAGGCTTTTTTCTGCAACTGTCATTCCCATGATTGATAATTGGTTAATAATTTGGTTAATTTTTCACTATCTAATTCCATTGCTAACATTCGAGCGTTGTTTTTTACTACTATCATTTTCATTTGCTCTACCTGCTCAGATAATATAAAAAAATGATCATATATCTGTTTTAATTTCTCATTCCTATCTACAACCTCCTGAATCTTGTCATTTAAGCCATGTTTCATGCGATATGAGAATAAATCTCCCTCTATGTGGCAGATTATACCGGCAAAAGATAATAATGCCTCTGAGGTCTTTATTTTGTCCTGAAAATATAAGTTGTAAGCCTCAATCTCCAACTCCATTTGCAAATTACTTTTCATGTTCGAATGCGTAAAGTTTAGGAAATTGATAATATCTGTTTTTTTTCCAATCAAAAAATAGCTTAATTTCCCCTTTAACCGCTACTCCTTTTGGTTTTGCCTTTTCGACTTTAATCAATACAACGTTATCCTCATACGGCATTCCGTTTTGGTCATTCATTCCGGAAGGAGGTCGCCACATATTAATCCAGGTCATTGCTTTTCTTAACAAGGCCTGACCGCCGGCCGCTTCCCTAGCCATAGGCATTCCGTAAAACAAATTTCCTTTATCATCTTTTTGAGGTTGCTGGGCCGCCGGATGCAAAGATATAATCCAATGCTTTTGGAATTTCTTACAATATCTGCGAACCTCCCCAATAATATCCTCAATATAAAGATCCTGGCGGCCATTGTAATTGCCCATCTCATGCCTCAATTCATTGTACGGATCCGTTATGATTATTTTCTCATCCCTCACCAATGACATTATCTCAGGTATTGAATAGCTTTTATCATCTGAATCCACTACGTTAAACATCTCATCTATGTAATTAATCGCCTGGAAATATTCCCTATCCTCTACGGCTCCGGGGATTGACTTATAAAACGGCCTGCCAGTGTATTTATGAATAAACTCCGCATAAATATCCTCTACGGATCCAGTTTCCGGAGAATATATTAATGATTTTTTTCCGTATTTATGGGCCTGATTAAACGCTAATTCAAATGCAAACTCAGACTTTCCATGATGAGGAGCTGCTAGTATAAACGTAAATGATCCCTGCTTAATCGTATAAATTTTATCTAAGTCGCTAAATCCGCTTAACTCTCCCATTGGATTACCTGTATTGCGCATCAATTCTAAATTGTCTGCAATATCTTTAAATTTCTTAATCAATTTAATACCCTCGTTAAGTGAGCAGGTAATTGCTCGTTTTTAATTTTATTCTCATCCTTAAACCAAACTCCCTGCATTTTTTGCTTCCAGTTCTTAACCTGGTTGTTTCTAGAATCCTTCCAATTGTTTTCTGAGTAATAATGAAAAGCCTTTACGGCTGAATCTTTTGTATATCCATTTTCCTTAAAATATAATTCAACTTCAAAAATGGTAGGTATAATACTCTTTTCTTTTCTACTCTTTTCTACTCTACTCTTCTCTGCATCGTTTTGCATAGCATTTGCATCCATTTGCTCTGCATTTGCATAAACTTGCATAGCATTTGCATCTTTCTTTTTATCATAAAATTTATCCCATTTAGCCTTTGCTGCTATACTACGACCTTTACTAACTGAGGCTATATCAATAAGTTGCTTATCTAAAAACTTAATTTTTATTTTTTCGCCTTCCATTAAAATAATTTTGCGACTTAATAAATTTGTTAAATGATCCTTTTCTATTTCAGCTTCAGCGTCCTCATAAGACATGATACATTCCTTGTTCCAATACTGACAACATAACCAAATAAATCGAGCCTGAGTAACCTCTGGGCATCTCATTATTTTACCCATTACCCAATCAGATATTGTAAATTTAAACCATTGTAATTTGTCCATAATTATAAAATAAAAAAGCCTCATAACGTTTCAAGGGGTCGAGTCCTATCCACGTTATAAGGCAAATATCTTATGTAGCATATATCTCGACCTTTCAGCTACACTACAAATATATAAATAATTTAGTTAATTAAATAATATTTTTTATATCGTGATTTGGTGTTTAAATTTACCTGCCATTCGGATCCTATCTTTAAGCCCTTGTTTTTTAGCTGGCATACTATTTTACGAAGCTCGAAGGTCTTAAACATGTTAAAACAATCCAATACTGTTAATGGCTGACCGGTCATTAAAAACTCCTCAACCTGGTTAATTTTATGGTTCATACTTTTGATTTTAAAACGATTGTAACTGGATTTTCTATTTTTCTATAAAACCAATATTTTGTCATCCATCCGCATAGGCTTGCACTTGAAACTTTGGCCCATCTGCTAGCTTCATTTATTCCTAATCCTTTGCCAAATACCAACTCTAAAGCTTTGGCTATCCTAACAGGATCTTGTGGTTTAATATCAGGCCTTTTTAAATGCGCTCCCATTAGAATGTAATTACGATTGAGGATTTATTATATTTTTTGCTCACTTTTGGAACTTCACAACCCTCTGAGTCATATATTGGCTCATCTGATTTGCTAGTTAATTTTAACAATTCAAGCCTTTGTTTAAGTCTATTCTCTAAATTTGCATAAACTAAATCCTCATCATAATTAAGGCTTTCAGCGCCGTTCTTTGGAGTGAACGTTACACCATTATAACTATCCGCAGATGTGAGCTTTAAACGTTCTCTAAATGCCTTATCAGCTGAATCAATTACTGCCTTTAGCCTTGCTATGTTAGAGTACACCTGTATTGGCGTATGATTGCCTTCTTCAAACAGTTTATTAATCAAATCAATGCCTGTTTGTTCTGCCTGTTTCTTTGTAAAATCAGGTGCATATATTGTTTCTAATTCTTCTGACCTCATGTCAAAGAATAAATCTTTTGAGCTTATCATTACGCTTGTTCTAAATCGTTTAATAATCTTGTTTCATTCTCTTTAGATATTTGATTTTTGCTCTTAATCTGAGCCATTGTATAACCTTGCTTTAAGGCTTCCAATACTTTCGCCCATTTCTCAGTACCTGGCATTAATACAGGCAATATAACAGGCTTTTCAGCAGCCTTGTTGCCATCATCATCATCATCAATATTTAAAGCCAATATCCCTGCTAAAGCATAGCGTTTTGCATAGGTAATGGCTGACCCTACGGCCTGCGGATCGTTTGGCTTACTTACTGGCATTGTGTATGAATCCATTAAATACTCACCTGACTCTGCATGAATTAAAATAGTACATAATCCATTAACTCCGGTAGGCATCTGCGAATAAACTAAACCTGACTCCGATAATGGTTTGCTGATTGCATCCTGGATATTACTTAGGGAAGCGTAGTTAGATTTAAAGAAAGGATTTTTTGCATCCTTTGAGATTTTAGTTACCCTAACATTAAAGTCTATTAATGCTTTGGATAGGTTGCTGATTTTTTCTGATTTTTCCATGTTTTTTGGTTAATAATACAAAGTTATAAAAATAATCTAAATAAAGTTAAAAATAACTATAATTAATAAACAGAACGCCGTAATCAGCATTCCGAATATTACCAGGTCATTGCTCCTTCTCATGATCAATAATTGTTTCTAAAGCCAGTGAGTAATCAGCCTCAAATAAGATAGTTATTGTATCTCTGCCGTTCAAACTCTGTACATTATCTTTTGATCCTGTAATAGTATCATCAAAATACTCCTCAATTAGTACTTCCCCTAAATGGTCAATATGTATAATATTATCATCTAAATCATAAAACATTAAATGATTGTTTACATCCAGATCGCAGTCCATGCCGTAATCCTTAAATAGTTGCTTTATAGCTTTCATAGTTTACAAATAAATTTTAATTTTCTTAAATTACTAATTAGCGCTTTGCCATTTTTAATATTATCAATTAACTCATGATCATCTGTAAATTGTGACCATATTTTACTGGTTGTAGGCGATTTATAAAATACCTGATAATATTTTCTGCCCATTGGCATAATGTTAAAATCATCAATCTTATCCTCAACGTATGGCATAATTATAAATAAAGTTAATCCAATTATTATATTTTATGGTATCAGGCGCCTGATTTAATTTAAACTTTACGCCATTTTTATACTCGCTTACCCTACCATCTGGATAAACAGTCCTGCTTATACTAATCATGATGATCAAATATTTTATCCAAACTTGCTGGGCAATAATCATTTAACCCGAAACAAACAAACAAATTTATGACTGTTCCGTACTCTAAATCAACCCAGTGATTCGTTTTAGCTAACTTGTTTTGTAAGTGTTTAGCTGAGAATGGAAATCTAACCTCCTCATTTTTGAGCATCACTAAATACTCTGGTTTCAATCTTTCTAATAAACTCATAATTCAATTTCTCCTTCTCCTTTACAATTATCACATCTGTGAATAACCATTACGCAATGATCTCCACAATGTGAGCATTTCTTATCAATTATAATTTCTCCGCAACATAGTGAATAAAACTCTCTGCCGGATCCTTCGCAGGTTTCACACTCAACAATTTTAGTTTTACTGTATGGCTCATTTTCGTAATGCGTAGCCATCGTATATCCAATTGGCGCGCTTGTTATCATACTGTCCATATTAATACTTTTTAGCAATGTAATCACATAAACCTGCCATTCCTAAAACTACCAATGACATCCCGATAAAAAAGATTATAATTTCCATGTTTTTAAGTTTTGTGCAACACTTAATTGAATTGCTGAATCAAATATCTGAAAAGTTATTTTAATAACCAAATAAAAGAAAAAATATATTTTTAAAATAGTCTGATTATCATTGTGTGATCTTTCATGTTCTTAATATGGAATACCTTTCCGCTTTCTTTATGCAACCTGGTTGCATTATTGCGCCAAACCTGAACATTTGCGAAAACATTCATGGTCTGGTTTATCTTTAAATTTTCTAATAGTTTTCTGTACATGATGCAAATATAAGATTATTTTTATAATAATTTTCCTTTATAGATCCGAAAGTTTTTTACTGAGTAGGTATCATCTGTGTTTACTTTGATGTGAGCAAAGCCATGAGCATAGTTATTTGCAAATGGAGAGTAGTCAGGAGATAACTCGCAAAGGCATCCAGTGGTCCATGTTGTAGTCATTTCAGCATCTAAATTTGTTTCAGTATGCTCACTAATTTTGTGAACGTGACTGCAAATAGTTGATTGTTTAGCTTTCATGAATAAACCTC